AATGTAAAGATAATACATGGACATTTTTAATTAATGATATAATTTGCTATGAAGGTAAATATCTTAATAATAAAACTCTACCAGAAAGACTCAATATTATTTATAATCTGCTAGAAACTCAATACACACCAGATAGTACTATAGATGTATGTAATTTTAAAGTAAAATGTTATTTCAATATGTATAAAGAATCTATCGAAGAATTACATAAACTTGCTAAAAATCTCAATTATACTTGTAGAGGCATATATATATGGCCATATGACTTAAAATATAAACCTAAACTTTATAATTATGATGAAACTAATGTTATCGATGTAGTAAGAAAAACGAAGGATATTACTGAATTTAAAACTATTGAAAATCATAATATAGAAATTATTAATGAAAATAATAATGAAATTAAACCCGTGAATCCCGTGAATTCTCTAAATATAATTGATAAGGTAAAAGAAGTTAAAGAAGTTAAGGAAGTTAAGGAAGTTAAAGAAAATATTGTAGATACTAAACAAACACACGCGAATACTTGTAATGATAACGAAAAAATATTGTTCTTGATGAAAACCCTCGAACCAGATATATATAATATCTATGAAACAGAAAATGTTAATGATAAATCTATTGGCATTGCTCTAGTACAAACCATGAATGATAGTAAAATATTACGAACTGCTTTTAGAGATAAGAATGCCATGACAGTTATCAAGTTCGCATGTACATTTAGTGATAAATTTAAAAAATGGAAGGCGGAGCGTCAAATACTTATTTCATAATTGCAGGGAGTTTGTCATATGATTTGTAATTTATTAGGGTAAAATCGCTATATTTCAGAGATTCTATCCATTTTATTTTGTCATCCAAAGACGTTTCAATCGCAGGCGCGGCCTTTTCAATTATAACACGCGGACTCTCGTATATTTCTAAATCAACTTGTTTTTTTACCTGTTCTACGTGTTCCTCATAGATATGAGCGTCGCACAAAGACAAGCATACTTCCGAAGAGTTCAGATGTAATACGTGGGCAATTATTTGCGTCAATAGAGCAGTACTTGCGATGTTAAAAGGAAGACCCAAGAATAAATCAGAACTTCTCATAGTAAGATGACAACATAGACCATCTTTAGATTTATTAAAGATATAGAGAATATGACATGGGGGCAGAGCCATAATATTTAAATCTACAGGATTCCACGCAGATAACACCGCACGACGACTATTTTCTTTAAGTAATTCTGTAATAACATATTTAATCTGATCAACCGCGATATTATTTTCTTCTCTAGATTCTCTAGATTCTCTAGATTTTTTAGATATATATTTTTTACCAAACATGCGCCACTGCCAACCATACACGGGACCCAATTCACCTTCTTCAAAATCTATTAGACCTACACTATCTAAATATTTGCGCGACGAATTACCATTCCAAATATTAACATTTTTATCTTTTAGTTCATTGGCATCAGTAGAACCTCTTAAAAACCAGAGCAATTCTTCAACGATGCCTCTAAAAAATACTTTTTTAGTAGTAATCAATGGAAATGATGATGAAATATTATCAAACTTAATCATACACCCAAACTGTGAAAATACATTACCATTCCTTGTATTTTTATATTCGCCGTTTAAAGTATCTTTTAATAGATTAATATAACCTTCTTCATTTTTATAAAACATCTTGTTATCGTATAATTATATAGCAAATACTATTTATATATTTAATAATAATAGATAATTATAAAAATGAAAGAATGCCCAAAAGATAAAATATTAAATCCGAAGACCAATAGGTGTGTAAATATTAAGGGGGCGATTGGTAAAAATTTAATGAAAGATAAAAATCAACTTAATATTAGCAATGAAAATAATAGTTGCTATATAGATAGTTTATTGGTCGCATTATTTCATTTTAAGAATAGAGTAGTATATAATATGTTCTTTAAAAATAAACTCGAACATAAATATGCTTCGCAAATTCAAGATGAATTATATAATATTTATAAGTATATTAATAAAAACGAAAATACAGAAAATAAACAATGTAATATGATAAGAAAATATTTAGAAAAATATTATAGAGAACTTGTAATGATTAATGAAAACAATAAGATTTTTTTTAATAATATGGACAATTGGCTTACACAACAGATTGATATATTTGAATTAATTACATATTTAGATAAGATATTTGAATTTAAAAATAATGTAAATGTTAAAGATGGTAATAATAAATACAAGAGAAATATGATATATGAAGTATCATCATCATATTTAATGCGTAAAAGCAAATTTGATATATCTTCAATAATACCAAATCGTATTGATAAATATGATTTTGATAAGAAGAATTATTTTAAAAATTCTAAAGGGAAACTTATAAAACATTATGAGAAAGAATATAATATATTGAAGACAAATGGTGTTATCCTTATTGAAATATATAGAAATATGGGATATGAAAATAAATTAACTACTAAAATTATTTATCCAAATACTATAAAAATAGTCGGGGATAAAAAAGAGTTAAAATTAAGGTCTATTATATTACACAAAGGCGATACTGTAGAATCAGGACATTATACTACATTATTAAAAAGAAATGGTAAGACATATGAATATGATGATATCCGCGAAACCAAAGTTCGAGAAATTACTGAAGAATATGAGAGAAAAATGCGAAAAAACATAGTATGTCTACTATATTCGCGATAGTTAAACCAGAATATTTCTAAAAATCAAAAATAAAATTTGAGTACATAACTTTTTATTTTCAATTATTTCAAAAGTTTTTTAGAAATTTCTAAATAAATAAAGTTATGTACTCAAATTTTAAAATCAAAAAATGTTATTATTTGGTTTCCAAGACATAATAAGGATTGTTATAGAAACACATAGAGATTATTGAATTAAATCATTTTTAATTATAATACAATAATATAATAATAATATAATAATATAATAATACAAATAATGAAGCATACTATAATTGGAGCAGGTATTACAGGATTATATTTAGCGTATAATTTATTATTAAACAGAATACCATCTGCTGATATAGTTATATTTGAAGGTTCAAAAAGAATTGGTGGACGTATTTATACAAACGAACATAAAGGGTTTAGATATTCAGTTGGGGCAGGGAGATTAGGAAAGAAACATAAATATGTTATGAAACTAATAAATGATTTTAAACTTAAAGACCAAATAATAAATATTGGCAAAAATACTAATTATTTTATAGAAGGTCGCTTAATGAATGAAGAGCAATTATTAAAACACTATAAATCTACATTTAAAAGCCTAAAAGAATTATGGAAATATGCTATTGAAAAAAAATTAAATGGCAATAAATATGACCCCAATCTATATAATTTACATAACTATTTTTCCTTAATATTAAATGCTAATGAAGTAGAGTTACTCAAAATATCATTAGGATATCAAGGTGAGATGTATGATATGAATGCCTATAATGGTATTCTAACATTGCGAAAAGATTTTGATATTCGGAATAATGAATTTTTTGTATTGCGCGACGGAATACAAATATTATGTGATGTATTGTACAAATATATAGTAGATGCAGGTGTTTCTGTTAATTTTTCATCAATTTTAGAAGATGTAAAAGATGATGATAAAACTATTAGAGTTAATGGTAATATATATAACTATTCGAAATTATATTTAACCCTTAAAAGAAGCGATTATATGAAAATAAATTATTTTAAAAAATACGATTATCTATTTAATACTGTTAGTGATGGACATTTATTAAGAATATTTGCGCAATATAAAGATGTCTGGTTTAAGGATATGCCAAAGATACTTACGCAAAACAAACTACAGTTTATTATTCCTATAGATTATAATAGCGGTTTAATACAAATCAGTTATAGTGATAGATATAATGCCGATTTCTGGAACGCTTTTAAGACTGAAAAAGATGTCAAAAAATATTTAACAAAAATATTAAATGAAATGTTTCCTGAAAAAAATATTAAAGAACCTGAATGGATTACTATGCATTTTTGGGAATCTGGTGATCATATGTGGAATGTCGGAGTAAATACAAAAAATATACAAGATATAATAGACGGATTATTTATTCCCAAAGATATCTATATATTAGGAGAAACATATAGCGAGCGTCAAGCGTGGGTTGAAGGCGCTATAGAAACTGTTCATAAAAAATTGAATATTTAATTTATTTGAATTTATTCGAATTTAATGCGACCTATGAAGGCATGTACAATCATTGATACTGCCTCCGCAGAAATTGGTACAAAAGAATTGCGGACTGCGAGTATTTTTACGAATTACTTCATCAAAACCCTTATTTTTATTATAAACGTTTTTACTAACAATGATCTTATTGTTTTTCATAAGGATATTCAAGATATTATAAGTAATATCCAACTTATCCTTAATACTGATTTTATTAGCGATTGACATAAGTTCTTTATATAATTATCTTCATAAATCTTAAATCAATTTTTATATTAGACATAAGTAAATATTAAATTATGGAAAATATTACAAATGATTTCTTATTATTTTTAATGTTATCTTTCTATCTATTTCCAATAATTTATGTGTATATATATTATGACAATAATCCCAGTGTATCTAATATAATATCCAATGATGATTCTAAATATATTATATTATTTTTCATGATTCTTATGGGTATTACGACAATACTCTATGAATACAAAAGAAATGATATATATTCGCTCATAATAATAAGCATTTTACTGGTATCAATATATATACTAATATATTTTACAGAAGACCATATATTACATTATATTTTCGCGTCTATCGCTTTTATATCAATACTATTATTTATGATAAGACACTGCTATAGAGAATGTAATCAAAACTGTTATATATTATTTGTGCTATTATATACGCAAGCGTTATTATTGTTATTACTTATAGTAAATAAAGACGATGCTATATTTTTATATGAAATATTATATTTATTAAACTTTGCGATATTCTATTTTTATATACATAATAAATAGGATTAAATTATGGAATGGATAGTACTTTCTATCATTCACAGTGTAATAGTAGCAGGTTTAATATTGTTTTTGAGATACGACGAAACCCCTAGTAATATTTTTCCAATTATAGCGAATGTCATAGTAGGTATTTTAAGTTTACTCTATATATTCACTTTTTATAAATTTTATTATCTAAAGACAGAAATTATTAAACCAAAATATTATATATATTCTTTTATATTATTTATAGTTATACTTTTAGGATATTACATTATAAAAACGTGTCCTAACCCAGCATATTTTAGAGTCTTCGTCGCTCTTGAAATTATATTCATATTACTATTCGCAATATACTACGAAAAAAATGTAAAAATATCATATCAAAGTATTTTAGGAATTTTGTTAGGATGTATGGCTATTATCTTAATATCTATTGATAATATATAATAAAATTTATCTATCTTGTCAAAATCCTATAATATAATTAAGAAAAAATGAAAGCAAATAATATAAAAAATATACAACATTTAATTTTTAGGATACTATAATAACACTATAACATAAAGAGTATTTGGTAATATTTAAGGAAGAAACGGAGCAATTGTTATTTTTTTCCTTTCCATATTAACTTTAGCACCATCAAGAGTCTTCGAACAATTCATATCGGTAACATCAGAATCTTTCGAAATCCTAAAGCGAATAGGAATTACAAGTCTTTTAGTATTTTTAGAATGCTTAAACGTACTCGCAACAGATGATGATGTAGCACTATGTCCGTATCCTACTCTTGCGGCAACACTATTAGAAATACCACGAGAAACACCTCCGCTCCTTGTATTAGAACTGCGAGTAATTTCGCGTTCTTGAACAACTTGCTTCTCTTTGCTAAGAATCATAATACTTAAATAAATTAAACCTACAGTTTCCGATGTCTTTTCAATACCAAGTTTTTTCTCATCTTCTGTAAGTTCTTCGCCCATATTCTTACTACGCGATGCCGTCCATTGATATTTTGCCTTTGCATTTTGATAAAATACATTATTTTTTTCATTTTTATCAACAGGAATAGACCACATGATACCGTCTCTATCAATATTAAACGGCGTATAGTTGTCTTCATCAAAATATTCCGGTTCTTCAAAATCTAAAGCAAAACCGAGAGCATAATCGTTATTATTATTATATTCACTTTCAATATTAAGATTATGTATCTTTATTACAAACGGTCCTTCTTCTGCTATAACATAATAACATTTAGTCTCTTCATTCTCAATAGTCTCTACTTCATACTTCTTGGTAAATTCTTTTAGATCCCATTCATTAGTATATACAAGACTATCTTTTCCTTTACCAAAAGTAATATTAAAATTCACATTTGTCTCATTAATTGTATTTTCGGCGGTAATATAGGAAATAGGAATGTAAGTGCTAATTTTGGAAACAGCATCGGTAGCAGTTGTTGAAGTAGTTGCGGACATTTGTAATTGAGTAATTAATTATAAATACTCAACAATCAATTTTTATATTTTATAGTAGTTAATTACATTATTTTGATTTTAGAATTTGAGTACATAACTTTTTTTATTTAGGAATTTATAAAAAACTTTTGAAATATTTGAAAATAAAAAGTTATGTACTCAAATTCTAAAATAATTTTTTGAAGATGATCTAAATAATTGTATAACTACTTGTGTTTAATTCATAAGCAATTCTTGAGCCCCCTATATATAATATGATAAGTTATTGGCAAATATATAGAATCATCGCTAAACTCGTGTATAGTTGAATTATTGCTTGAAGTATCCCTATATTTTTTAGAAACACACATAGTGCAAATATTTATTCTAAAACATTAAATAGAAAAGAACACAAAAATACAATGTCTTCTAAATCTTCTAAATCTTCCAAGTCTTCTATGTCTTCCAAGTCTTCTATGTCTTCCAAGTCTTCTATGTCTGCCAAGTCTTCTATGTCTGCCAAGTCTTCTATGTCTTCCAAGTCTTCTATGTCTTCTAGTTCTGCCATAAAAGACAATGAATTACATAATATATTAAATATAGATACTGAAACTCTTCAAGATAAAATAGTTAAAAACTCACAATCAAGTAGTTCTTCGAGACCAGATACTGTTGTTATTGCAAATATACAGAAATATTTATATAATCTAACTATAACTGATTATAAAGTAATGTGTGGTAACGATGATGAGATTAAGATGATGGCAGAAACATTAGAATGCGACGTGAAACAACTTAAAAAGTTCTGCAAATATATCAATGTTTTCATTGAAAATATCAAATTATCTCCAAAAGATATCAGAGATAAAATGAAGCCTAAAATGAAGCCTAATATGACTATTAATGATTTGCCAAGTGATTTACGATTACATATAATAGGAAAATACAAAAATATTTTTAAAGAAATAAAATATGTATTAAAAGATTGGATACTAAAAGAAAATTTAATTTTTGACACTTTGTCAAAAAATCCTAATGCCATAGATTTATTAAAAAATAATGAAACTAAATTATATTGGCCCTATATATCAATGAACCCAAATGCTATTGAAATATTAAAAAAAAATACAAATAAAATAGATTGGAAAATATTATCTGGAAATCCAAATGCTATTAAATTATTAGAAAATAAAATTTTAGAAGAAAATAGTTTAGGATATAAGGAATTGTATAATTTACATTCTTCAAAAAAAATAGATTGGTTTGAGTTATCAAAAAATCCAAAAGCTATAAAATTAATAAAAAAGTATAAAAATAAAATTGATTGGAAAATTGATTGGAAAGGTTTATCTGAAAATCCAAACGCTATTAAATTATTAGAAAAAAAAATTATTGAAGAGAATGAAATGGATATAGAAGAATTTAACAATTTAGATTATTCTAAAACAATATCTCGAAATATGTTATCGTCAAATCCAAAAGCAGTAGGATTATTAATAAAATATGACATAATAGATTGGAAATATTTATCAGAAAATCCACACCCAAAAGCAATAAAATTATTAAAAAAAAAAATTAATAAAGAAAATAAAATGACTCAAGAACAATTAAATAGATTAGATGAATCTAATAAAATATCCTGGCGACTTTTATCGAAAAATCCAAATGCGATAGAATTATTAAAAAAAAAAATTAAGAAAGAAAATAAAATGACTCAAGGACAATTAGATAGTTTAGATGAATCTAATAAAATATATTGGTCCTATATATCAATGAACCCAAATGCCATTGAATTATTAACGGCGGAAGAAAATAAAAATAAAATAGATTGGTTATTTTTATCAGTAAATCCAAATCCAAAAGCCATAGAATTATTAAAAAATAATTATGAACAAATATCCTGGCCGCAGTTTTCGGCAAACCCTAGCATATTCACTAAAGTGCTTATAAATAAATATTAAATATTATGTAACTAAATGAAAATATAAAAATAATTCTATGAATGACCAAAAATTCTTAATATTGATTATTTTTTGAAGTCTTGTAATATCTTTCTACACATAACAATACAATAAATTTACTACATATTTTCATAAGATATTCCCCCTAAAGAATAATTCAGTAAATATAATATTGTAATATATAAGAATAATAAATGGAATGGGTATATTTATCAGTTTTACGGAGTACAATAATAGTAGGATTTATATTATTTATAAAATATGACGAAACACCTAATTATATATTTCCTATAATTATAAATATAATAGTCGGCATATTTAGTTTAATATATTTACTATATTTTTTTAGAAATGATAAAAATATTATAGATATAATAAGTAATCCTAAATATTATATATATTCTCTCGTGTTATTCTTTGTAACTTTTATTAGTTATTATATAATAAAGATATCTCCCAATCCAGCATATTTTAGAACTTTTGCCGTATTTGAAATTATATTATTATTATTATTTACTATATATTATAATAATCACTTTAGCATAAATCTCCAAGGAGTTATAGGTATTATATTTGGTTGTATATCTATTTTACTTATTACACTCGATAATATTATATAAAAATATAATTATATTATTATTAAATGTCGGACAAAAAAGAAAATATTATAAAATACAAAATAATCTTAACAAAACCCGACAATATAGTAGCATCTGATATCTACAGTAAAATTAAATATATTACTTCAACTGATAAAAGAACTCTTGTTTGTAATACAGAAAAATATATTTACAATCATATTTTATTACCTATTTACGAAAAGAAAGATGTTGAAGAAATAATATATAACTATGGAATACAAAATGCTATACAACATTTTATATTAAATAAAAAATACTATAATATTATACTAGAAATTGTAGATAATGACGAATCAAAAATATATATTGGTATAGCATTTTATATATTAAGAGAATGTTTTGAATATAGAATAATTGAAAATGTATAATATATTACTGTTTCCATTTCTTTCCGCAAATAAGACATTCCATAAATAGCGTTGATGCTTCATCGCCTGAACGTGTCTGTAGTTCATAATAACTAACCTTCTTACTTTTACATCTCATACAAGTAATCATATCTGACATGGCAACAATATTAAATTCATAGGCCGCTTTAAGACGTAAATTATTTTTATCAATAATATCTTTCCATCTTTCAGGAAATATATTATGACATTGCATATATGGGAGCATATGCGGAACAAACTCCTTATTTTCAACCATCCTTTTATATAAATTATTATTTCCTATATAACTATTTGATTTAAGATTAGAATAAATGCTTCGTGATATATTAATATATGTATCAATAAATAAAGAACATTTCCAAGATAACTGTATTTTATTTGTATTAGCGTAATCAATAGTACAATTAAAAATGCCAATTTCTAAATCAGTTGCTTCAAGAACAGAAATAAATAAATTATTTATAAGCATATTTCGAAAATCCTCGCGAATTTTATGTTTATTATATTGATTATTTGAGATTTCTTGATTAGTATTTATAACACTATATTTATCTATTTCATCTTTTAATTTATAAATTTTAAATTTATAATTCATAACAAAGTTTAATATATAAATATATAGAATAATCAATTTTTATATATAAATCTAAAAAATGATATTATAACATAATATAACATAATATAATATAACATGTCTTTTAATACATTAATAGATGTTAATAAATATCTCTATAATACGAACAACACCGATGATACTATTGGTTTTAATAACAATAATGATAAAATGCGTGATATTAATTTAATAGAAATTTATATAATAAATACCAATAAAGGTAAGCATGATAATATAATAGATGTATCTTTATCTTCTAGAAATAATTTAGAATCTTTTATAGATAATTATTATAAGAAAAGTAGAGTTGAAAAATATAAATCATATACTCATAAGGAACGCGTATATACATATGAATTATCTAATGATAATCAGTATGTATCAAGTAAAATTAAGAAAAATATAGATATTATTGAAAATATATTAGTAATATGTTCAAAAAATGATAAACAACCTAATTATACATTTCCGTGTACAAATGATATTGATAATATAACAGAATATATTTTAAAAGAATATAAAATATCAAATAGAATTTCTTTAATTATGAGAAGTGATATTATTGATAATGTAAATAATAAAGAGATTAAAACATTATATATAGAATATAGACACTCAAATAATGTTGATACTGATAAAATAAATGATACAATAAATAAAATTATTAAAAAAATATTATCTCAATCAAAATAATTTAAAAATTGATACGTACACTTTTATATATAAAGTAATTAAGACAATATATGACTGATTATTCGTTTAATGAATTTGCAACCATTATGATTAATGATAAAACATTAATTAATGATTCTAACAAAATTTATAATATCAAAGAACTATTTGATGGTTATATTAAGTTTCTTATGACAAAAAAATATGATAATAATGTTATTAAAGAATATCGTGCTAAAACAACAATTGATTATTATATTGATTTCTATTGTGATAATAAAAAATATGATAGAAATGAGTTAATTGAGCAATATAAAAAAAATATTATTGATAATTTTGATAAGATTTTGAATCCTCCGAAAAGTTTCTTTACGATGGCACGACGAGAATATATTGAAAATGAAAAACGAGAACAAAATGAAAAAGAAAATTGCGATATTAATACACATTATGATACAATTAATAAAAAGTATGAATATTATAATAAACTAAATAGTATGGAAAAACAAAAGCAAATTAATGATAATGATGAATATTATAATGAACATTTTGAAAATAATATTAATGACGAAGAATATAATTCAAGCAACTACTATAGCGATTATGATGATTATGATTATGATTATATTAGCGAAAATGAATCAGAATATTATTCTGATGATTATTAAATGAAAAAAGATTACATAATATTATACACATTTTATACATTATAAAAATTGATTTTACATTTTTTTTATTTATTTACTATAATTACTATAATGAAAGTTAAAAATTACATAGGTGCTCATATTAAACGCGATGAAAGCGGGGGCATAATAGAAACTATGAATAATATTAGAAAAAATGGCGGAAATGCTCTTCAAATATTTATTTCTAATCCGCGCAGCAATACTATTATAAATATAGACAGTTATATTAAGAAATCGCAAGATATTAGGACATATTTAATTGAAAATGATTTCAAACTTATTATACACGCTCCGTATACTATAAATATATCTAAAGATGCTATGGAAGGAAAAAGAATAATGCCTTTAGAAGAATGTATATGGATTAAATTACTTATCAATCAATTAACACTCGCTGATATGATGTGTGCGGAAGGTGTTGTATTACATGTCGGGAAACATGTATCGCAATCATATGAACAGGGATTACATAATATGAAAGTTGCTATCGAATATATATTGAAAGATATGGAAAATAAAAATTTGAAAACTAAACTAATTATCGAAACACCTGCAGGACAAGGAACAGAATTGTTAAAAGATTTAAGCGAATTTATTGAATTCTTTAACAGTTTTTCAAAAGAACAGAAGAAAAACTTAGGGATTTGCTTTGATACAGCACATACATGGGCATTAGGATATGAATTAGCAGAAGCATATGATATTCTATTTAAAAAAAATAGTAAAGATATTACAGTTATTCATCTAAATAATAGTATGGTTAAAAAAGGAGAAATGAAAGATAGGCATGCCGTAATTTTAGATGGAAAAATATCTACAAATGATATGAATAATTTCATAGCATCGTTAAATAATAATATTAAAAACATTAAAAATAAAGTACCTACTATTATATTAGAAACTCCGTCAAATAATTATGATATGGAAATTGAACACATTCGCAATTTATTAGAATGATAATTATTGATAAAGCAATATATCTATATTAAATCTGTTTTTTTGCCTTATCTAATACATTTTTCATTTCATTATCAAAATCATCACAGGTATTTCTTATATTATTCCATTTACTCTCTTCTTCACTAATATTTTTAATATTTTCTTCAGGTATTTTCCACAATTCAATTAATGTTTTCAATACATCTTTATCATTGATATTGAAAATTCTTTCAACATGTTCGTATGTTATACCTTCGGGAGCTTGCTTATACACTTCTTCCATATTATATATTAATATAATATTATTATTATATGTTTTTATATTTTTCTATTTTATTCATATTATGAATATATTCAGATATTTCATAGGCTATCTTTTCATATGGGTGTTCTAATGAATAATCCACTAAATCCACATCATTAATACCGTTTGGTTTATCATTATTATATAAACAGATCATTAATTTGCCTGTATTCGGATTTTTATAAATCTTTCTGTTAACATCAGGATTTGAACGTATATGCTTTATAGTATTATATGATATTTCAGTTATATTAGATACCTCAACATATCCCATATCGTTTACTATTATTTTAAATAATTCTTCATTATTACGTTGATATATATGAATTTTTTCGTGTATTAGAATTTTTATTAATTCGTCTTCGAGATAGTTTAGAACCTTATTTGATAAGAATATTACATTTGCTCTTGTATGAGGCAATCCTTCTTCATATTCTTTTATAAGATTATTATCGCTATTTTCATTTGAAGTAAGTGATAAAACCCATTTAATATTTGCCAAATCATTAAAATTAATATTTTTTGAATATCTTAAATTAGGTTCTTTAATAATATTATCAATATTAACACTTCTTAATAATTCATCGGCTCTTTCTATACATTTATTAAGAACATCTTTATCATTATTTGTAAAAGATGCCGCAGAATTTTTTATATTATATATATATTCTTCATTAGATAAAACTTTACGCGCATATAAATCTATATTTGATAAATTATAAACATATTTATCTTCATCATATTCTAGAAACATCGCTGTTTCATCCTTATTCATATAATATATATGATTATCTATATCGTCGTATATTAATGAATTATATATATGAAATATATAAAATATTGTTAGAACAACTAAAATTATAATCAAAATTAATAAAATATAGTTATATATCATATTTATTATAAGCGAATATTTAATCTTTTTTTTTCTTATAACATACAGTTTTTTTATTCTCTGTTTTAATTATATTATCTATATATGTGTTACTTATGTTTTTGGCCTTATTGTCATCTAAACGTTTGCAATATTTATTTTTATTCTCTAAAGAATTTTCTAAAATATAATTTATTTTTTCATTATTCTTATATACCTCTCTCCCTAGATATATTATGTTATTATTGCTAATTATATATCTATACTTATCATCTATATAAGTTTTACTATCAATATCTATTAATTTATTATAAGATACTATTATATTATTATCAACTACTGATATTTTGCTATATCCGTAAGAATTTATAGAATAATACAATAAATCGTATTGTATCTCTTGTCTTTCAGAAGATTTTTGAGGACTCGATGATTCTGATTTATATCTATTACTTTTAAATACTGATGTTTTCGGCGTATCATATATATCTATTATTTTATCAGGATCTGCTCCTCCAGTTCCGCATGTAATTTGTATTAAAACCCTTCCATCACATTTTATCTTCATTACATTAAAATTATGGCAATCCGCGCATATATACGTACAATTATAATCTGTTAATATCATATATATTTTATCTATCATATCATATGAATTGTTAAACTTTCCCTTTTTAATATCTGTCTTATCCCTTTTTTTACTCTTTTTTAAACTTTGGTCTTTTTCTTCCTTAGGCCCTTTTTCCTTAGGTCCTTTTTCCTTAGGGTCTTCATCTTCCTTAGGGTCTTCATCTTCCTTAGGGTCTTTATGTTTATCAAAAAATAATGGTATATGACCCATTACAAATATTTTTTTCAAATTATCTGATTTTTCTTCTTTGTATTTAGATAATTCATCTTTTAAACTATTTAAATAAGTATCTGATAAAATATTTGTATTTATAATAAAAACTATATAACTGCTCTTTTCTTCTATACCTATTTTATCGTGTGAATATAATTTCATTTTAGTATTTTTATTATCTATATCTATATTTGTTTCTAACGAACGATCGTCGACAATATCTTTAAGATTTGGTATATTATCTTCTAATAATAAAGTGTCTATATTTTCGGTAGCACTATCAACTTCTTCTTTTATTTTTTTAATATAATATTTTTGTGTTCTAATCATACAATCTTTGTTATTATCAGTATGTATACTTGATTCGTCGTGATTACCTACGCAAATATAAATATTCTTATTCATACCATAAAGTATATGATAACCTGATACTAAAGTATCTATTAAATAATATTTGAATGCCAAATTATTTCTCTTTTTTTTTTTTTTATCAACTTGTTGCGTAGATTCATTCATATTTTTTTCAACATTGTCTACTAAATCATTTACTACTTCTTTAATCTCCTTTTCTATATTAATGGAACTTTTAGAGTCATTAGAACCCTTAATTATATTATCTATTAAAGTACTATACCAATTATCTCCTGCTATGAAAACATCTTGTATATCATTTTCAAATTCTCTAATACTATTTAATACTATATCACGATATATATAATCTTTATTACAGTTAATATTATTCCAGCAACCAAAAAATATAAAACTATGTGTTATATTCATATTTAATAATATTCAATCTAATATACTATTAAATGAAAGTATAAAAAAATATTAAATTATAAATATATAGAATTATATTTTGTAGTTGATATAGTATTTTTTTTACAATATTTATCATAAAACATTATAGATACTGTATAAGGAATACATATTTTAATAAAATCAATAGGAACATATATCATCATATTAATCCATGATACTATATTATTTATTGCTCTCTTTAAATTACGAACACCATCCTCTTTTTCAATATTATTAATAATATGTCTTAATAATTCTACGCTAAATACTATATCCCCTTTATTCAAATTATACTGTTTCAATATCTCAGGAACTATATAATCTGTCGCTAATATAAGTTTTTCTTCATTATCATATCCATTAACATTTATTACAATCATTCTATCTCTTAAAATTGGATTTATTAGAGAATCATCATTATATGTAAATATAATCATTGAACGTGATATATCAATATCTATTTCTTCAAAATATCTATCATTGAATTTATCATTTTGAACAGGGTCGGTTATATGTATTAGCGTATTAATTATTTCTTGTCCCTTATAAGTATTTGAAACTTTGTCTAATTCATCAAATAAAAATAGAGGGTTCATTATCCCTGTTTTCATAAGAGATTCGCATATTTTACCATACAAAGAACCTTCGTATGTATAAGAATGACCTTTTAAAAAGGACGAATCATCTGTTCCGCTTAGAGATATAAAAGCATTTGGATAATTTAAAGCATTACATATACCCTCTTTAATAAGTTTTGTTTTTCCAACACCCGCACTACCTTGAATACCTATTATATATCCTGTTGCTCTTGGAAATGATATTAATTGTGCTAATACCCTAATAATTTGCTCTTTGGCATCCTTGTGACCGAATATTGTTTCGTCCATACGAACCCTTATATTATTTAAAAAATTACATATTTTTTCATTACCATCTGTAATCTTTATAGGTATCTCATAAAACTTATTAAAAGGTATGTTATTTAAAGATGATAACCAAGAACTTAATTTATAATATTCTGACGAATTACTACTCATTTTATTCAAACATTCAATTTTCCATATTATGCTTTTTTTTGTTCTAATATTTATATCGGAATTCAATATTTTAAAACGCATTGGAACGTCGTATATAATATCTGCGTTCTCTATAAGATCTTCACATTCTATAAGTTTTGTCTTTTCTTCTTCCGATAAAATATCAAAATATTTCTTTTCATTTATACTGTATTTATTATAGAATTTATAAATTTTTTTATTAATTGGATGTTTATTTAGATTTAAACCATTATTACTCTTGCTCTTAACACATTTATTATTAGTATCATTTTTTTTATTAGTATTTAAAATAAGATATATCATTTGATTATTATCATCGTCTTGAAATTTATTAAAATTATTATTGTATTCTTCATTATTTAATTCATAATTAATATCCTTATTAATAACATATTCCTGGGTACAATCAGACTCTTCTGTATTTTTGGTTTCCTCTGTTTCCTCTGTTTCCTCTGTTTCCTCTGTTTCCTCTGTTTCCTCTGTTTCATCTGTTTCCTCTGTTTCATCTGTTTCCTCTTTATAATCTGTGTCATTAGAGTCATCGGCATCATCTATATCTTCCTTTTTTTCGATTTTTATATTATCTTCTGTTTTTTGAGGATTATCATCAGTATCATTTTTCATATTGTTAATTAAATAATATATACATTATTCATAAGTATTTTTTATATATATAAATTCTAAGTTTTTATTCATTTACTTTACATCAATATATAATATAAATTGTTTACATATGTAAAAAATTAACTAAAATTATTTATAATATATACTCTTGTTTATACTCTTTACCCCAGTAATAGTTTGTAGATACTGTTCTAACTATTCTATTAGTGTATAATATGAAATATGTAAATAGACATACTACTAATATTGTAATTATTAATATTAATAAATCTAAGTATTTATTATCAGTATATATATTTATAGTATAAGCACTAATTAATATTAGCGATAAGAATAAAATACATACTATATATACATCATAATTTTTATTTTCATATCTAAGAACGTCAAGATTCATATCACTATCAGATTTTTTATTACTTAGAACATCTTTTACATATTTCTTTTCATTATATATATTATTAGACATTGTAACTAATTTAGTGTTATTATCTTTTAGAGAATCATTGACAATTGTTGGTTTTACTAAATTAATTAATATAATTAGTTCTTTTGCATTATCATTTAAAAAATTTACAACATAATCCTTTTTCTTTTGTAAAATCGTGTCATTATTTTCTTTTATTAAACCATTTGCTTCGTTTGTGGCAGTATTTGTGCAATGAGATACTGGACATAACTCATAACCAGTATAATCGCTATTACTAAATCCCTCTTCTATATATAATGTATTTGTTATGTAATAACTCATAAACAGTAATATTATAGCACCAAAACATACTAATGTAACTGATTTGATAAGAGATTTTTCAACACCAGCAATATTTACAATTATTAAAACAGATATTATTATTGCTATAATAACTACATAAGAAATTGTTTGATTAAATAGTAAATTATTTTTAGATTTATGTAATTCATATAAGGTAGTATTATTCTTAATTTTAGTTTTGTAAAAGTTAATATTTTGTTCAGCACTATCAGTCTTCGTTACTATAGATTCATATTCGTTGTTTATATCTTCGCTAGTTATTTTTACTATTGTAACAGAACCACTCTTTGTTTTGTTATCAGTAACATCATCATATAATATCCTATTTTGTTCAGTTTTATCTTTTGGCTCTAGAGTTATAGTTACATTTTTAATACTATTAGGACCGCTGTTATATACACTAAAATTGGTTACCTTATATCCGCGATTATCTGTGCTTATTTTAATTCTATATTTTCTATTAAATTCATTTGTTTTATTTAGTATAAACATATTTTTAATACTTTCATAATTAACACCTGTTGAAATCTTAAAAACACTTTCATTATCTATTGAATTTGCAGAATTGCCAGGAGCATAACTTGTTATTATATAATCTCCTTTTACAGTAAATTTTGTATTAAATAGTTCATAAGATTCAATACCTAAACTTGTTGCTGATTCATTAATATTAGATCTACTAGTATTAGATATTGCTTCATATAAAAGTTTATCTTTTTCTTTAAATATAGTTTCATTAGTGGATGCTCCAGAAAGTTTTCTATATAATATATACTTATATATGTTAGGCGTTGTAGTATCAGATGGAATTATTTTTGTTGATGCTATACAACTTGCCGCATCGCTAAATGTTATTGAAGATTTTGCTTTAACGAACCCTTTAATATCTAATTTACTACAATCCGTTCCACCTGCGGTGGCGGCCCCGGATGAAAAAATATCATCGTAAGATATTGCGATTGCATCTAAATCGTGTTTATTATTATAAAATATATTTGCTGCTCTAATTGATGATAATAAGATTGATTTTAAACATAATAAATATATATATAAATAATTAATTGTCGTATTAAATTCTGCCCCACCTTTTATATTTTTAATCATTTCCAAAAAAATTCTTATTAAATAGATATTATTTTCATAATTTTTACCTGCCCCATCTGCTTCCTTTTCTGCTTTTGTCCCTGTAGATGTTGATTGAGAATAATTATTATATAAATATAGGCAATTGAAAATATATTTACCACCTCCCGCTAAGGATGCTGTATTTAATTTATCATCCTCTGTAAACGTATTATTTGTAATACTACCTTTGTCATTATTTGCACTCTCATACCCTCCATTTAAACTTAAAACTGCTTTAATATCTTCATCATTAAAAATATTTAATAAATCTCCAATATATAAATAAATAGCATCAAGAGGTCTATAAGCACCTGGAATTGTATTACTTGTATCCATAAATAACCCTCTAGGTGTAGTAGCGTCGTGTGTTGATTTTAATTTTTTTTCAACAATATATATTTTTGTAGTATCATTAAAAGATTCAAATAGATTGCTATTAGTTAAATAACAGTTTTTTAATGCCATTGTTATTTTTATAAATATGTCAATAAGACAAATAGAATATAATATATTATTTATAACACTTACATCTGGAGCAATACCCGAAGCCGTAGCAGCAGCAGCATTAAATTTAATAAAACATAAATGATCTTTTGGAGTTGCTGTTGTTGTAATATGTTCATTTTGAATAGTATTTGATGTGAGCCTTTTTGTTTGATGTAAATAAGGATACAGCGAATTATGCAATAAAAGTTTTAAACTTACATTATTAGAATGAAATGTCGTACTTGTTTCGCCTGTTACGCTTATTGTAATTTTATTAGAAATATTATCATAAATAGTATTAATATTTGGAAATAATATATCAAAATTTGTTTGAAAATCATCGGAAGTTCCAGGAGTTCCAGGTTTTTTACCTAAAAATATTTTTTTTTGTAAATCTTCTAAATTTTTTCTTAAAGTGTCATAATGATATAAACCTTCGCGTGTAATGTTATGTGTCATTAATTATATTTATAATACTCTATTATTTTATAGATATAATATATTTATTTAAATACAAGATCTATAAGAAAAAGACTCGCCGCTATTTTCATTATATCTATCTATTCTAACGATATCTCCGTGCTTTAAACCTATCCATTTAGCAATAGGGTCGTTTTGTAATATATTATGCATATGCATCTTACTGCGCGTCAGATACTCTTTCATAAAATCTTTTACTTCTTCGTCTGTAAGTTTAGTATGTTTAGGAACATATTCGTGTTTTGTCGGATTAAACATTAATTGTTGGGAACTAAAATATTGAAGATGTCCTCCGTTTTTTTGAAATATTTTATCGTATTTATTTAATTGAGATTTTACAGCAGTTGATATGGATTCATTATTGAATACTATAATTATATTATTTTTACCACCATATTTATTAGTAAACTCATTAATATTATCACCTTCCTTTAATTTTTCTTTTAATTCATTTATTATTATTTTTCTCAAATTTTTAGAAAGTGCATATAGAATAGTAGTTTTTAATGTTTGAACATTTATAACGGTTTTATCTGTTTCAAAATCTTCCTTATTTAAGGATAATAACATTTCTTTAAAAGATAAAACATCTTCTCCTCTATCTATAAGCATATCTTCAATATTCTTATTAATAATCTCAATATCCATATTGTTTTATAATATTTATCTTATTATTATATAATAATAAAAAAGTCAATTTTTATTATTATACTATTTGTCTTGCCTTATCAATTATTTTAGGGTCAATATAACTTTTTTTACATACATTAGTTGTATTATGTAATTCTTGCGAAGTTAATTCTATTGCTCGTTTAATAGGATTTTTTTCATTCTTACATTTATGTAAATATTTATTAAACAGATAATTAGCGTTCCACGTTCGCAAATCTTTTGTAGTTATGTTGACTTTTAATTTATCCATTAAATAACTATTTACATCATCGGCATTTATACGTCTATTATTATATTTAAATATATAGTCTTTTGCATTTTTATGATTAATATCATTTATTTTTTTAAATAAATATTCATATATATATTTATTTTTACATATAGCCTCATTACGTACACCTTTTTTACCTATAAAATCAAATAATATACAATTGTCGCCATTGTCCTGAATTAGTTTAATATGTGAATAATTGAGAGTAGTTATTCCATAAGATTTATTTTGTTTTTCATATATTTTATTACCTATTCTAAAACCGCATGTTAATATCAATGTTATTATAATAGCGATAATTTTATTTTTTTCATCGGACGATTTTAAATCCGTCGATACATGTTTTTTAATCTTAATAAAATATTTATCATAACGCTCTATTTTATCATATTTTTTTTCATTTTGTTTTTCAATATATTTTGTATTGTATACAACCTGTTTTCTCCCCTTGCTATCATATCCATATGCTACTATTTTTTTATTATTTAATATAACTACATTATTGTAACATGGAGGAATTTTTAATTTTTTTATATTAGTTATTTTTATATCATCTATAATCTCTTCATTATTATAATTGTAATATTTAAACCCTGTTAAGTATGTTCCTACCCTTTTTATTTTCATATGTTTATTTATTGTAAATAAATTATAATTATGCTCTTATAAAATGATATAAACATATAATTATATATGTATTCATAAAGTGAATATAATGGCGTCAAAAAAAGCGACTCAAGTACCTCTTCCATCACCGGCGACTGAAACAAAACAAGCACCTAAAAAGCAAGTTGCTACTAAATTGCCTTTGGCGACAGCAACACCCGCGGGAACAGTAGTACCCTCAGTACCCTCTGTACCCACAGAATCAGTTGTTACTCCAGTATCTCTAAGTGTTCCTATTATGAAAACCGAAGGTGAAGCGGTAGGCGTTGAACCGTCGCAAGTTAAAGATAATGCGGTTTCTGTAATTATTGAGAAAGTTAATACATTATTTGTTAATTTCAAAGAAGTTCAAAATCTTCTAAAAGTTTTGAGCAAAGATTATGAGAAACAACAGAAGATAATTGAGAAGGCGCAGAAAAAACGACAGAATGCTAAAAATTCACCGTCGGGTTTTGCCAAACCTAACAAAATATCAGATGAACTATGTGATTTCATCGGAGTTCCTCATGGAACTGAGAAATCGCGAACTGATATTACCAGATTTATCAACTCGTATGTTAAAGAGCATAATCTAAATAAACCTGAAAATAAGCGATTCATTCTTCCTGATGATAAACTTAAGAAAATCCTAAACGTAGGAGATAAAGAAGATATCAATTATTTCATTCTACAAAAACTAATTTCTCATCATTTTCCTCCATCCGCAAGTAAACTCGCAGCATCTGTTTGATAAATAAACATTATCATTTATTTTTTTACATATTATAATAAATAATAAAAATTGATATAAATATATAGTATCATATATACTATATATACGATGGAAACTCCTAATGTTAGAAGTGTTTTAACAAAAACTGCGAATGACGGAAATGCTTTAAAAACAACAGGGAGTTATATTGTAGATTATTTTATGTTGTTTGTAAGAGATTTGGATATTAAAGTAAGTAATAAGTATCTAGAAAAATGTTGGGAAGAAAACCCTAAAAAAACTGTGGCGATTATTTTTAATGGTCGTGATAGATTAAAGGGAAAAAAAGAGAAGAAGATTGCTAATGATGCTATGATTTGGTTGCGTAAAAATAAATTAAACACATATATGTATAATATTAATAATTATATTGAAAAATATGGTTGTTGGAAAGATTTACATTATATAAGTTATAAATTGAAAAGCATAGAACATAAATTTGAATTAAATATTATTGCTCAAAAATTAATTAATGATAAGATGAATTTGGAAAATAATCTACCAATTTCTCTATGTGCTAAATGGGCTCCAAGTGAAAATGATAAGTATGACAAAAGAAGACAATATGCAAAGAAAGTTGCTTCATTTATCTACGGAAGTAAAGATATGTGTAAGATGGAAAAATATAGGAAGGATTATTTAGTACCTTTGAGGAAAAAGATAGATATTGTTGAAGCGAATATGTGTGAAAATAAATGGGAAACTATTAAATATGAAAATGTTCCAGGGGTTGCTTCAAATAGATTGAAGAAGGCTTTTATTAATCATGATAAAGAAAGATATAGTAAATATCTGGAAGATGTACGCAATAATGTTAAAAAAATTAATGTAGCGGGTATTCTTCCTCACGAATTGATAGGTGTTTATATTAAAGAGTTGGATAAAATCGATAATAATGAACTCTGTCAAACAACGGAGATGCAATGGAGAACAATTGTAGAGAATGTTAAAAAGTCAGGAAATTTTGATAATGCTATTTCTATAGTTGATGTATCAGGTTCTATGTTTAATGCTAAAAATGGAAGTATTCCGGCACAAGTAGCCATCGCACTAGGTATTATTACATCATTGTGTTGTAAGGGAAATTTTGCTAATAAAATTATTACATTTAGTGAAGAACCGCAACTTGTAGATTTGATTAGTTATGTAAATAAAGATAATGAGGACAAAGTCATTCCTACTCTTCATGAATGTATTAAAAACATAATGAAAATTAATTTTGGATATAGTACTGATTTTGTAAAATGTAATGAGGAAATTATTAACTACGCTATTAAATACAACGTTACACAAGATAAAATGCCATCAAAACTATTTGTATTTACAGATATGCAATTTAACAATGCGAATGCGAATGCTAATAATCTGGATACTGTTTATAAAAGTATTGTTAAACTATATAATAAAAATAATTATAAAGCACCCAAGTTTATATTTTGGAATCTTAATTCAGACAGCAATGAAATTTTCCCTGTTAATTGCGATACCGAAGGGACTGCTATTGTATCGGGATTTTCAGAACAACTTCTAAAAATATTTATGAATTACGATGAATTTAAACCAGAGTTTATTGTTAATGAAATTCTCGAACCTTATCTAAATGATATTATTATCAGCGACGATTAAGTTATATGATAATTTATTATTTATAATATAAAAATAGATTTATTTTTTTTAGTTTTATAAAATATATTAAACTTTAATATGCTACCCGCAAATTGTTAGGTATTTGCAAGGCTATTATGAACTCAACAAGTTGAGTGAAATAAATAAGTCGTCTAATATCTTTGTTAAAAAGAGACAAATTTAAAAAGTATAGTCGAAGATAAAAGAAATAAGTATAATTGTGATATGTAAAAATCTTATTTAATTAAAAAAGTTAGTTATGAGATTAATAATGATTATAAGAAAATACTAAATAAGGTTAAGAAAAGTTTTAAAAACTACAAAATTCTTACAGATAAAGAATTTTTGTATATGAGATATAAAATAAATGCGTATAAATATACCAATTCAATGAATAAAGGATTTTTGCCTTATTTAGAAGATATTATTTCATATTATTTTAATGAAAAAAATAAAAATAATTGGTCAAATAACGATATCCATAAGACATCAATACAAATATCAAAAGTTTTATATAATATAATATTATCTATTGATAATAATTATAAATTAAAAAACGAAAATATTGTATTGTGGGTATCGCAGATATCATAGATATCATAGATATCATAGATATCATATTTAATTGGAATAAGCAAGACCGCCCATACCAGATAATATTCTCAAGACATTGTAATTTACCGCAAATATAAATATAGTTCCAGTAATTTTAGATGACAACGATAGAACCGCGGTATCAATACGAGACATATTGAGAGTGCCACTTGGTTGATGTTCTTCGGGTTTAAGAGCGAATGAATATACGTTGATGCCCTTGTGGTACATATCGGGAGTGTTTTCGTGATGTTGATAGGGTTGGACTAATGAGAAATATTCGCCTTGTCTTGTAGCAAAACGATCATTTCCGTTAAGCATTATTTTTGCTTGCATTACGGGATTAGTCGAGGTTACATAGTTATTATAAGTATTACCTGTGCCAGTTCCAGCATTAGCATCTCTTACAGATGTTGAAAAGTTATTCCAATATACAGACGATTCGTCTGATTTTTTAATAGTCCATACAAGTTCTTTACAAGGATGATTGAAATTCATTCTTAGACTTTTCATGGAATCAGAATTATTTCCCGAAGTGGTTATAGTGTCGGTTCCGGTAAATTGTAATTGTTCTATTAAATATTCGTGTGATAATTGGGCGAATCTTCTGCGTTCATCAGTATCTAAGAATATATAATCAACCCATAATGTTGGTTCATCTAAAGTTAATACTGATTTGGTAGTAGAGAAAATAGTATTATTATTAGGTACGCCATCGGGTTTATCTTGTTCTACACAATAGTTAGAAGCATTAGAGTCACATAAGTTATCAGCAGATTCATATTCAATATTTATTTTTACTTCGTGATATTGTAAGGCGATTAAGGGAAGCGCGAGACCTACATTGCGGCAGAACCAAAATTCTAGAGGAACATATAATTCGTAAGAAGTTGCTTCTGCTAATTCAGAACAGCAATTTTCTTTATTTGCACCAATCATTTTATAATATCCTTCGCGTTTGCCATATGGTAAGGAAAGTTCATTCCATATGTAAAGCCATTCAGAATAATGCTTATCTATACGTTGACCACCGATTTCTAATTCAACGGTTTTTAATAATTTTTGTCCAACGTTAGGAACTAACGCTAAATGTCTATCAGTAGAAGTGTTTTTTAATTTTCCGTAAAAATATACTCTGTGTATTAAATCGCCATTGCGAGTTATTTGATAAGTTGCGCGAGAACCTAGAGAATTACTTCCCGATGCTGTTTGTTGAATGGCTTCAATAGCGAAGTTAGTATGACGACGATAAACTACTTTGAAAAAGGTAATTTGAGGATTACCAGTTAAATAAACATCCTGAGCACCATAAGCAACTAATTGAAGAAGACCACCACCCATTTACGCTATATTCTTTATACTATTAGAGGAGAAAAAAAAAAGAAACATTATAGCAATTTAACAACATATATAAATAATATAATTTAATTTGAATAAGCAAGGCCGCCCATACCCGAAAGTATGCGAAGAACGTTGTAATTTACAGCATATACATGAAGATTTTTCGAGCCAGTCATACTCGAGGTAACATCTAAATTGAGAACAGCGGTATCAATACGAGACATGTTAAGAGTGCCACTTGGTTGATGTTCTTCAGGTTTTAGAGCGAATGAATAAACGTTAATACCCGAATTTGAAGGTATATTTTCGTGGTGCTGAAACGGTTGTATTAAATTAAAATAAGAGCCAGGTCTTGCGGAGAAACGGTCATTTCCATTTAATACGAGTTTAGCAGTTTTTATAGGATTGGTAGAAGTTATTGCACTTGTCTCTTTGAATAATTCCGAATTACCTGCGGCATATCCATTAGTACCTGTTGAATAGTTAACCCAGTTATTATTAATAGTTGCTTTAGTGGCTGAGTGGCTTGAAGCACAGAACCATACTAATTCTTTGCAGGGGTGATTGAAAGAAAGTTTAGGTTTTATGCTAGTAGCAGAATCATTAATACTTTCAGTTCCAGTAAATTGTAATTGTTCTATTAAATATTCGTGGGATAATTGAGCGAATCTTCGGCGTTCATCGGTATCTAAGAATATGTAATCAACCCACAAAGTAGTTGAAGTTAAATCGAGAAGTTCACCTGTATTACCGAGGCAATTATCTTTAGTTTCAAATAAAATGTTTATTTTTACTTCATGATATTGTAAGGCGATTAAAGGGAGAGCAAGACCAACATTACGGCAGAACCAGAACTCCAAAGGGATATATAGATTAGCATTAGTTAAAGACTTTAGTTTATCATTGGCACCAACCATTTTTTTGTAGGCATCTTTCTTTGAAACGGGTAAAGAAAGTTCATTCCATACATACATCCAATGAGAATAATGTTTATCTATTTTTTGACCACCTATTTCAATTTCTACATAATTTATTAAACGAAGACCAAAATAAGGACATACATTAATTCCAGATGAATAATTAACAACCGCTAAATATACACGATGTATTAAATCGCCATTTCTTGATATTTGGCAAGTTACGCGATTGCCAAAATTGGGAGTTCCGTTAAAAGTTTGTTGAATGGCTTCAATAGCGAAGTTAGTATGACGACGATAAACTACTTTGAAAAAGGTAATTTGAGGATTACCAGTTAAATAAACATCCTGAGCACCATAAGCAACTAATTGAAGAAGACCACCACCCATTTACGCTATATTCTTTATACTATTAGAGGAGAAAAAAAAAAGGGAAATATATAACACAAATTATTATAATTATTATTTTTTTAATTGGAATAAGCAAGGCCACCCATTCCAGATAATATACGTAGAACATTGTAATTCACAGCATATATATTAATACCTTCGTATTTCAAACTGTTGGCTTCTGGTACAGTAGTGACCATCAAAGTTGCGGTATCAATGCGGGACATATTTAGAGTGCCACTCGGTTGATGATCTTCGGGTTTTAGTGCGAATGAATATACATTGATAGAATTAAATATGGGGGCGTTAGTGTGATGTTGGAAAGGTTGAACGTGATTGAAATAATCACCTTCTCTTACGGCAAAACGGTCATTGCCATTTAATTGAAGTATAGCATTTTTGAAAGGATTTTTATATAGAGGAGGATTAACATCTGAAATAACTAAATAGTTAGAAGTATATTGACCGCCGAATTTAGAAGAACCGTCTACTGCTAAAGATGAAGCAGTTGAGGTATCCGCTTCATCGGCATAGTTATAATCGTACCATCTGGTATTATTGGTAGTGCGAACAGGTTTTGCTACCCATATTAATTCTTTACAAGGATGGTTGAAATTTAGTTTGATGCGGTTAGTGCCGGCTACAAGAGTTTCAGAACCAGTAAATTGTAATTGTTCAATTAAGTATTCGTGAGATAATTGAGCGAATCTTCGGCGTTCATCAGTATCCAAGAATATATAATCTGCCCATAAAGATATATTTTTAACTTCGTCAAAATCGGCAATATGAGATACACATTTCTCTTTAGTTTCAAAATCTATTTTAACTTTTACTTCGTGATATTGGAGTGCGATTAAAGGTAGAGCGAGACCTACATTGCGGCAAAACCAGAATTCAAAAGGAATATATAAAGTAGTGCTATCGGTACTGTAATTTAATATATCTTTATCAGCACCAACCATAGTATCATATGCATAACGTTTGCCTATAGGAAGAGATAATTCATTCCAAATGTAAAGCCAATCAGAATAATGCTTATCTATTTGTTGACCACCAATTTCTATTACGACCGACTTAATTAAACGCAGACCCAGATAATTTTGATAGGTACTTCCATCGGTAGTGGCACCCGATTTTCTTTTAGGGACATCAACTTGTAAATACATGCGATTTATTAAATCACCATTACGGGATATTTGACAGGTAACAGTATTTCCGTATCCAGCATTACCGTTAAAAGTTTGTTGAATGGCTTCAATAGCGAAGTTAGTATGACGACGATAAACTACTTTGAAAAAGGTAATTTGAGGATTACCAGTTAAATAAACATCCTGAGCACCATAAGCAACTAATTGAAGAAGACCACCACCCATTTACGCTATATTCTTTATACTATTAGAGGAGAAAAAAATATAGATTATATGACACAAAAATAAATTTTATTATATAAACCTTTATATTTATAATTCAAATATAATGATGTTTAAAGAGAAGTCATCTAAAAAAAAAATAACGACAGATATAAATGAAACAGTTACATTGGATGCAATGCATAATAATATGATAAAGGATTTTGAAAGGAGCGATAAGGAAAAAATATATTATATTAAAAAATTAAATTATTGCGAAGAAAAGAAAAGCGAGATATTAAGGCAAATTAATAGTACAACTAATAAAGAAATTAATAGTAAATTATGGTTTAGTAATATAGAGTTAAATGAAGAAATTATAGATATTAAAGGAAAATTAAATGAACTTAATAATTTAGATGAAATAGAATATTATAAACATACAAGTGATATATTATTTCAATATTATGATACTGTAAATAAACAATCAGATATTAACCAAAATATTAATTTTATTAAGGAAACATGTAATAAACCAAAAACATATAAAAAAGATTCCAAAAAAAAACGTAATAATAATATTAATTATAATACTAAAAATGTCTTAGAGGCTCTCAATAATATAGATAGTAAAAATACATTGATAGAAAATAAATCTATTATTAGCGATAAATGCGAAATTAATGAGAACGAAAAAAGCGATAGTGACAATGATAATAATAGCAAAATATGCGATAAAAGTACGTTAGTTGATAAATATATGGCTATAATTAATAATAGATATGTAAGAACTGTTGAAGAGGAAAATATAGAAATATGTAAAATATGTAAAAATAATATGACATGTCTTCAGTATGATGCTATAATAGTGTGTAATATATGCGGGTATCAAGAATTATTATTAGTAGAACAAAATAGACCAATATTAAAACAGAATACTAAGGATACATCACATTTTTGCTATAAAAGAATTAATCATTTTAGAGAATGGTGTAATCAGGTTCAGGGAAAAGAAAGTACTGATATACCAGATGATATATTCGAAAAAATTTTAACGGAAATTAAGAAAGAAAAAATTACAGATTTGAAAAAAATAACTTACTTAAAAATGAGGGATATTCTTAAAAGATTAAGAATTAATAAATATTATGAACATATTAATTATATTATAAATAGAATTAATGGAATACCTACACCACAATTTAGTCCCGAATTAGAAGATAAACTGTGTAATATGTTTAGAAGTATTCAAGCGCCATTTCTTAAACATTGTCCAAAAGATAGAAAGAATTTCTTATCATATAGTTATGTACTTTATAAATTCTTTCAAATACTCGGATTAAACGAATATCTCAAATATTTTCCTTTATTAAAAAGTAGAGAAAAACTTTATATTCAAGACCAAATATGGAAAAAAATATGTATTGATTTGAATTATGAAATTATACCATCACTTTAATAATATAAATCTTAATATGAAATATGTGTATTTTATCGATTACTCGCTCTACTTATGCGTTATTTCAATTGGATAAGAAAAGATTATTTGGAATAGCAAAACAAATCTATATCTATTTCTAAACTTTTTGGTTTATCTAGAATCCCTTAAGAGACCGCTCTATAACTGCTTATAATTTACACCAATAATATTAAAAATCCTATTTTGATTTTTGAGTACATAACTTTTTATTTTCTAATATTTCAAAAGTTTTCTAGAAATTTTTAAATAAATTAAGTTATGTACTCAAATTCTAAAATCAAAAATTAAAGATTATTTGTTTTTTTTTATAATTCCTTACGAAGGCGCTCGTCCACAATACAACCCTTTATAATCCTGAGCAAAAATAATAATCCTATATACCCTACGGTATATTACCATAAATAAATTTTATCACAGATAAAAAATGATATATTTTCACTTATAAAAAATTAAAATATGCCTGCAAAGTATATAACATACGAAGAACTCTTTATAATTAATAAAGCAATTCTCTTATCATATGTTATATTATATTCATTATGTATAATAATATTTTATATTCCAATGGAAATTACTTTGTAATAATTCAATAAAAAAGAAATTATATAACTTATAACAACATAAAATCATTAGAATTATTTAATCCTATTTTGTTACCATTTTGATAAATAGAAAACCTATTTGATAATAAATCTAATAGATATAATATTAGAACTATTAATATAGTTAGAGTTAGTAATTTTGCGACATCAAAACGATTATTTTGTATTAATAATGCTATAAAAGCAATTATAAGACCTTGTATAAAATATTTTATAAAACTATATAATAATATGTTAGAATCATCGTATTTTTTAACTGACATTTATTATTATAAAATATTTTAAAATAAATATATATAAGATTTTAAATATATATTTATAATATAAGGTAAGAATATAACAATGTCGGTAGTAGATAATACGTTGGTATCTACAAAAGAAGTTGATTATTTGGATGAAGATAAACCTATTAGAGGTCAAAATTTTGTTCTGCTATCTTTTATTAGCCCTGAGGATGTTATCGTAAACAAGGAAGCCTATATTTTTAATAAATTTATACACAAATTTTCTGATGATATGAAAAAACTCCTTGATGGTATCAAAGAGAAAAATCCTGAACAAAAAGATATGATAAATACAATTGTTGAAAATCATTCATATATATTTGAACCAAAAGAGATGAATGAACAATATGCTTTTTATAAATCTGTAAATAATGATGAATTGGAATCAAATTATCACAAAGATAACAATTTTATAACATCTATGCGTGGAATTAAAGTACGTGGAACTTTTGATACTATCGAGGAAGCAAAAACGCGTAGTGAATTTTTGAAAAAAATAGATAATAAGTTTAATATTTATATTGCACAAGTTGGATGTTGGTGTCCTTGGTCGCCTAATCCAGAATGTCTTGATAATCAAGAATATTCTGAAACGCAACTGAATACGCTAATGAAAGAATATAAGAACAATATGGATAATCGCGATATTGTTTTTGAGAATAGAAAGCAAACATTTGCTTCAAACGCTGCACCTGTTGGTGATAACGTTGGTGATAACGTCGAGGCAAGTAATGAGAATGATGATATTGTAAAATTGGAGGAAGTTAAAGAGGAACTTGAGAAGGTTGATGTATGGAGTGAAAGAAATACATAAAAATAAACTATATTATAATATTAAGAAATGAAAGCAATTGCAATATTTTTACTTTTTATAGGTACTATATTAATAGTTCAAGGATATTACAGTAAGAAAAATACTTGTGATAAGGAAAAAATAATTGTTAAATATATACCAAGAAGTACATACGAAGAACAAATGAAACCAGATGAGAGTCTTCAAACGTTTTACAAGGGAATGTTTGAAGATATTATATTACCTTAATTATTTTTATCCTCAATATAATTAAATGGATATATTAAGAAATATTGAAAAAAAAATATTAAATATTGCTAATAATAATACAAATGATGTTAATAGTTTAAAAAAAGATATTAAAGAATATCTTGATAATTTTGATAAACAACAAGATATAAATAATCAAAAGAAGAATAAATATGAAGAACTATATGAAAATAAAAGAATGTTAGCACATATAAGTTACGAAAACTACTTATCTATAAAAGAAGATTTAATGAAAGAAATTAAAAAAGATAAAACTAAAGGGGCTATACGCAAATATCTAGAATATAAATATGAAGCATCTGATATTCCAGAAATTTATACATATCAAAAAATATCTCTTAAAAATGATATTGTCGATAAAATTGTAAAACCAACGCCTCCGAAAGAACCTAAAAAACTACCTAAACTTCAAAAAGATACTAAAGCATGTAAAGACGATGAAGAAATTAATCCTAAAACAGGAAAATGTGTTAAAAAATGTAAAGAAGATGAAATAAGAAATTTAGAAACAGGAAGATGTAATAAAATTAAACCACCTAAAGCACTTAAACCACCTAAAGCACTTAAACCACCTAAAGCACTTAAAACACCTAAAATACCTACTATTAAGAAGTAATATACAATGCATCACCCCATCCTTTATCTGTCATAATTGTTATAATACGCCTAAAATTATAGCCTCCTAAAAATTCATCTAATTCTTTTATGCTAGCACAATTTTTATATAATTCTATTTCGTGTATTTTACAATATATTATATTTACATATTTCAAATAATTTATAGCACCTTTTAGCGCTAATAGTTCAGCACCTTGAATAGCAATATTTAAGAAATTATATTCTTCCCTATTTATATTATGTAAATGTAAAAAAGTATCAATAGTAATACTTTTAGATTTTATTTCATTTATATATGATATCTTCGGATAAACTTCTTTATGAATATACATATCTAAAATAGACGAAGATGATGTATCATTTGCTCTATATAATATTATATCACAATCATCCTTATCTAATATTATATAATTATATATTTTGTTATCTTTTGACAAAGAAACTAAATCGCTATTTCCTTCTATCCATATTATATCATTATGAGATAATCCTAGTTTAATATATATTGGCAATTCTTCGCATTTATGAGCACCTATATGAATACACTTCCTTATTTTTATATTATTAGTTGTAAGCAATTCAATTAAATAATTAGGATTTAGCAACATTATAATATATATAATATAATTATGTTGCGTAATTATATTCAATATCTAAATATAATATAATATTAGATTATTACGGTATAATGACTAATAGTAGCGAACATAATGATATAAATGATCCTATCGTACAAGATGTTCTAAATGAGTTCAGAGATGAAATATTAATATCTAAAAATAATAAAGAAATGAATGTAAATTTACAACCACCTATAATACATGAGATGCCAAGTATAGGAATACCTAATTCACCCAATAACCCATCATATTCTAATCAATCTCATCAATCTAATCAATCTCATCAATCTAATCAATCTCATCAATCTAATCAATCTCATCAACAAACTTATAATCAATCTCCGAATCAATATTATCCTTCTCAGTCACAATCGTCATATCCACCAAATCCGTCGCAAAATCCATATTCACAACATTTTAATCAACATAATAAAAACGATTATATGTTATATATAGATGTCGAATTGATTAAAAAGAATCTAATAATAGTCATTATAGTATTCTTAATTTATTTTAGTGGAATAATAAATAATATATATGATAAAATACCCGAATATTTACAAGAAAATATTTTACCACTTGATATATATATAAAAACATTATCATTATATATGATACTATATATCATATCATACATAGGATATATATAATTTATTAATTATATGAATTTTGAACGTTTGATGCTCCTTTTGACGGAGAAACTACAAAATATTTGTACGTAAAATAAACACCTATGAAAAAAGTCAAAAAGATAGAAAATATGGTAGTTCCAAATATTATACTATAACTTGTAGAATCATATATTTGTTTATTCATAACAACTATTGAAATTATCATTACATTATATATAATTATTATTAAAGAATAAATTGCTATAAATATATTAGTATTTGTATTATATCCCCATAGTAATGATAATATAGTTATAATACTAGCAATCGAATAACCAAATATTATAAACACATTTTTTACAATATCATCGTTTTCACTTTGTGAAACAAATGCTTCTTTCATTTTTATTTATATCTAATAATTATTAAGATTATTTATTACAATTTTTATAAAATTTTTTAACATCTATATTAGTTCTAAAAGAATCTTTATCAATATCAATAATTTTAATAGAACTCAATTTTTTAGCACGCGACAATGCGGTATATGATTGACCGCAAGTAAATATATTAGAACCCAAATCTAATTCTAATGCGTCTATCGTCATACCTTGAGATTTATGTATTGAAAGGGCGTAGCATATTCTAATAGGCATATGTATTATATAAGAACTTTTAGAAGATATAACATTATTAAATGTATCAGTAAAATATTTGATTTTATGAATATTTCCCTTAACATCATTAATAATAACAAAATCTTCTCCAAGATGTTTAATAATACCTCGTGTCCCATTAACAAGAGAATCTTCAACATTTATATTTCTAATTACAATAATCTGTGCATTTAATGTTAATTCTATTGTGAATTTTTCACCTTCTTTCTCTTTATCACAACTCGTTACGGCTCTATAAGTTTTAGAGATATTTCCCTCTGCTTTCAATTTTTCTATTTCAATATTATTTATTTTATCAACATTGACATTTATTGGATATAATTTTGTTGGAATAATACCATTCTCAAACTTAGTATCTTTCAATTTATTTAAGACCTTAATAATATTATCCGTACATTTACCTTTTCTAAGAATTTTTAACATTTGTTGAAATAGTAAATCTTCATTATGTCTTATTAATTTTTCCAATAATACTATTTTAATATTCATCTTATTCCATATATCAGCCAAGAAGCAATATTTACCCTTTACAGGTGCAAGTTGACAAAAGTCTCCTACTAGAATTAACTGAATATTACCAAAAAATTTATCATTGGACTTTATAATACTTAATATAATAGATATCTTTTCAAACAATTCTTTATCAATCATCGAAATCTCATCAATAATTAATACATCCAAATTTAATATACTCTCATATTTTTTCTTATTCTTCAATATATTATTCAATATTTCTTTTACACTACCAGTTCCTAATCCAAGTCCTAAAAATGAATGTAATGTTTGTCCTCCAATAATAACAGCAGCCGTTCCTGTAGAAGCCGTAATAGCATATTTCTTATTCGCATTATTCAAATACTCTATAATATATTTAATCGTATATGATTTTCCTGTTCCCGCCGAACCTGTCAATAATATACTATGACCATCCATAACACATTTTAAAGCATTATTTTGCTCTTCATTTAAAAGATTCATTATAAAAATGAGATATTTTATGTCAATATCATTTTTTATTATAATCAAAAAATAAATATATCGCAATATTTAACTATAAACAATTATAATATATATTATCATAATGGCAAGGAATCTATTATTTTTTTTATACCTTTATTTTTTTTATTATAATTTGATATAAATATATTATTCTTATTCTGTAGTCTTTTTATAATATCATTGTGATATCGTTCTTCTATTGTTGGTGTAAAATTATAATACCATTTCTTTAATATTTCTATATCTATTATTTTATTTGGATTGCAATTATATTCCTTATACATATACAGGATAGCCCTAGATATAAAACCTCGCGAATCATTATTTGGTACAAATATTTTTTCTTTGTGATTAACGTAATTATTACATTCTAGTTCTACCCAGTGTTTATTTTTAATATCATAATCTTCGTGAAATTTATAATTAGATCTATTGGCATTAAGTGTATTAATAGTCTTGATAATATTATGCATATCATTAGACTGTTTAATATTTAATAAACATTGTGGATATATGTGTTCGGCTGAAACAAACTGTTTATTATAATTACAATTTGCTACTGTATTAGTTAAACTTTTCTTCAAATATTTATTAGTATAAATCATTGGCATTTTAGGATCATTTAATATAGTATCTTTAATAATATTCGTATACTGCATTTTAGTAAAAGTTTTAACACAACTAATTTGTAATAATAATAGCAAGATTATTAATAACATAAACCACTTACTATTAAGAGAGATTATCAATTTTTTCTATATTAGGATACAATATCTTGAAAAATATATACATATTATAATGTATATTATAATTAACATCGGGCTTAAATATATTAAGAAGATTCTTAGATTCAAAATCTCCATGTATCCAATAATGAACCATAATAGGATTTGATGTATATTTTCCAGTTCTAACAGAAGTCCAATCTTTAACTGCTGTAGGAATATTTTCTAATTTTAAATCATTTATAGGATATATCAATTCTCTATCTTCTATTATGAAAATATCATTTTCTTTCATCTTTTTATCATAATCATTTATATTCGTCAATATATAAAATCCTCCAAATATATCAAATTTGCCAAATAAATCATACCCATGTCTATTTATATATTCAGGAATATTACGTAACAATTTATGTAAAAATATATTATTTTTATTAGCAGCAAAGAAAGCATTGCATATATATCTATCGCTATTATATATTAACTTAGTTTGTTCAACAGGTTCATAACTAATGTAAAAAGTATTACGTTTCATATCTAGCAATTCAGCAAAATCACGTAAAACCAATATATCCAAATCTATATATATACCACCGTGATGATATATAAGTAAAATTCTCGCTATATCTCCTCGTTGTACACCTGTACGTGCCGAATTATATATTTTATAAAAATCAGGATATTCCTCATTTATTAATTTCAATATCATCTTGTCAGTCCATAAAATTATTTCATATCCTAATGATTTCAATAGTTTTGCATTTTCATTACGTATGTAATTAATTATAGGCGGAACAGGGTCATCATTCCATGTTTGATGTATTATTTTAGGTATCATATTATATAATTAATAATAATAATATCTTTATATATTACGTAATCAAAATTATACAGATAAATTCATAAGAAGATTATCTAAGATATAATCCCATACAATTATTCCATTAACTAATTTAATATTAGAAAAATCAAATGATGGTATATAAATAGACATAAAATTATAATTCCCAAAAATATTAAGAGTCCACATAAACTTAAAAATTATTGTATATAAATACATATTTTTAGTATCATCATAAGATTTGTATTGTAATAGCGTATCTCTATAAAAATATACAGGCAATATATGAAAAACAACATTACATATCATATATTCAGTTTGTAATAATCGTTTATCAGAAATATTTTTGATTATTTTATTAAGAACAAATGGTGTATTATCTATAGTTTGAAATAATATTCTTTTATCATAGAGCAAAAAACTATGAAATATTATAAATATATTTAAAGAATTATTGGCAATAAACTTAGATATTAAAAGATTATTAATATCAGCGTAATTAATCAATAAGTAATTTAATAATATTAAATAGATATTCCAATTTGTATATTGATTTATTTTTCTTCGCAATACATCAAATTTGATAGTATTTGTATATTTTTTACTAATCATCATACATATAAATATTATATATAGAAATAATTCAAATTGATTACAGTCTTTATTATATACCACCAATTCATTCATTGTATTTATAATATAGATAATATATATTTATCTTATATAATATATTTTATCTTATATAATATTTATTCTAATGGAGAAGAAGTAATAGTCATACCACAATATTCTTCGTTTTTAACTTTGAAATCTTGTTTAATATAAATACCTATATTGATTGATTCTTCTAATATCCATCTAAAATTATCCCAAAATTCTTCTGTATGTCCTATAGTTTCCGTTGATAAATGTGCAAATTCATGTAGTACTACAAAAACCATAGTATTAATATCGACTAATTTATCATTATTACGAAGACATAATATAATTTGTTCTCCTTTATTTATAGAATAACTAGTATAACCCGGACTATCAACACCTTCTTTTAATCTATCTGGTCTAAAGTTTTTTTTTAATAATTTAACGCGATTATCATTCATACCAAATGATTTCTCGAGATGTTCCATTAAAACTATTAATTTCTCTCGTATTTTAGCAATTAAATTTGCGGCTTCTAATGAATCGTCTTTAATTTGAACTATATATTCGTTGTTATCTATTTTACTTTTTACTTTTATTAATCCAAAATTAAGATAATAATTATAAATATAATAAATACATATTAAAGATACTATTATAATAATTAAACCTTCTATAGTTATTTCCATTCTTCTATTACTTATAATAAATTAAAAATTGATTTTAATTAATTATATTTAAATAATTGTCATTATCTATTTATTATGGATAAACCAAGAAAAGATTACGAACCATTAGATAATAAACCAATAGAATTTCAAATTACTGATATCTATATTCCCGAAAATGATAGAAATAAAGATAAGGATTTTGAAGAAATTTATTCAATTATTTTATATGGTGTCTGCAATAATGGCGCTACAATATCAACTACGGTTAAATGTTTTAAACCATTCTTTTATATAAAACCACCAGAGTATTGGGAAAATTATAATAGTAATGTTTTTGAGGCAAATGTAGTAAAACTCAAAAATACTATATTAAATGATAAATATACGGCACAATTCAAAGGAAATAAATATGAGAAAAAAATTATTCCTAATAATATGTTATCTCATTTCTCTAATATTTCTATAGTAGAAAAAAAAGACTTTTGGGGTTTTACTAACAATAAATTATTTCGCTTTATCAAGGTTTCCGTAAAATCTTTGAAATTATATAATAATCTCAAATACTATTTTAAATCTCGTGAGAAGGAAGGTTATAAAGCATATGAAAGCAATATTGATCCATTTCTTAAATATATCCATATTCAAAATATCAAACCGTGTGGGTGGGTAAGAATTGAAAAATATGATATTGCTGAAGATACAGGAAGATGTAATTATAATATAAGTGTCGATGGTAAAAACGTTATTCCATTAGATATCAATAAAATAGCACCTATTCTAATAACCTCTTTTGATATAGAATGTACCAGTAGTCACGGCGATTTTCCTGTAGCCATTAAGAATTATAGTAAGGTCGCACAAGATTTGGCATTAGTGGCAAAAGCAGGATATGAATATACGAGTGATTTTATAATTTATTGGTTAAAGAATATTTATAAAAAAGATATCATTATAGATCAAGCAATTGATTTAAAAATTAATCGTGTATATACTAAGAGAAAAATAAGCAATCAGTATATTGATAGTATTCCAGTGCTTTTAGAAAAAAATATGAATGATATAATATCTATACTAGATAAAATATCAGCATCTGTAAAATCAACTTCTCATAGTGAAGAAGATGTAGAAGAAATAGAAGAAGAAAATGAAGTAAATATGACAATTGCTCAATTGAATGAAGAAGAAACAAAATTAGCAAAAATTTTAGATAGTTTATTAGTTCCCTTAGAGGGTGATAAAATTATTCAAATTGGCACAACGGTTCATATTTATGGATCTGAAAAAATAATATATAAAAATATTATAACATTAGATACATGCGATATAATTGAAGATTGTGATGTTTTATCATGTCCTACAGAAAAAGAATTATTAATAAAATGGAAGGAATTAATGAATGAATTGAACTCGGATATTGTTACCGGATATAATATATTTGGTTTTGATATGCCATATATTTGGGATAGAGCAAAAGAGCTCGGAATATTAGAAGAATATAGTATAGGATGGGGTAGATTAATAACCCGTAAAACGTCACTTGTTGAACAAAAATTATCATCATCTGCTATGGGAGATAATATTCTTAGATATATTGATATGGATGGAGTGGTATTAATCGATTTATTAAAAGTAATGCAAAGAGAACAAAAATTGGATAGTTATAAATTAGATAATGTGGCATCAATATTTTTAGGCGATAATAAGAATGATTTAAAGCCGCAAGAAATATTCAATAAGTTCAAAGGTAATTCTAAAGATAGATGCGAGATTGCGAAATATTGTATTCAAGATTGCTGTCTTGTTAATCGTCTTATTCATAAATTAAAGATTATAGAGAATAATATTGGTATGGGTAATGTTTGTTTAGTTCCGCTTAATTTCCTATTTCGCAGAGGTCAAGGCATTAAAATATTCTCTTTAATCGCTAAACAATGTATGGAAAAAAATACACTTATCCCTACTATTAAATCGTATGATAATGATGTAATTGATATTGAAGATGGATATGAGGGTGCGGTTGTCTTAGACCCTAAAGAAGCAATATATTTAAACGACCCTATTGTAGTATTTGATTACGGGTCTCTATATCCTTCATCTATGATTTCAAATAATTTATCTCACGATTGTTATTTGATAGATGAAAAATATAGGGTCGCCGATCCTAATATAGAATACAAAAATATCTATTATGATATATATGAAGGTAAGGGAGATAAGAAGAAAAAGATTGGAGAAAAAGAATGTACATTTGTACAATATAAAGATGGGCGTAAGGGAATTATTGCTGACATTTTAGATATGCTTTTAATTGAAAGGAAAAATACGAGGAAAAAAATAGAATATAAGACAATCAAAGATGCCACAAATACATATATTGGATTTTGTATAGATAAGGGCGAAATATACAATATATTTAATATAGATACAGAAGAAAGTTATAATATTCAAAAAGATAGTGTAATATCAATTGAAGATACATATAATACATTTGAAAAGGATGTATTAGATTCGCGACAGATTGCTTATAAAATTACAGCAAACTCACTATATGGTCAAATTGGTGCTAGGACATCATCAATATATTTGAAAGAAATAGCCGCGTGTACTACCGCAACAGGAAGAGAAATGATTATGATGGCTAAGAAATTTGTAGAAGATAATTACGGTGCTGATGTTATATACGGTGATACTGATTCTATATTCTGTAAATTTCCATTAAAAGACGAGGAAGGAAATATAGTATTGGGAAAGGACGCATTGCCTTATGCTATAAAGATGGGTAAAATTGTAGAAAAAGAGATTGCTAAAATAATGCCTAAACCTCAGAAATTAAATTATGAAAAATCACTATATCCATTCATATTGCTAAGTAAAAAGAGATACGTTGGAAACTTATATGAAACGGATATTAATAGTTATAAACAGAAATCTATGGGAATTGTATTGAAACGACGTGATAATGCTCATATTGTTAAGAAAGTATATGGAGGAGTCATTGATATAATATTGACAAAACAAGATTTGGCTTCTTCTATAGAGTTTCTAAATGAAGAATTAAAGGACTTGGTAGAAGGCAAAACATCTATACAAGAATTAGTAATTACTAAAAGTATAAAGGCGTCTTATAAAGACCCTTCAAAAATTGCCCATAAGGTTTTGGCAGATAGAATAGGTGCAAGAGATCCAGGAAATCGTCCTTGTGTAAACGAACGCATTCCATTTGTATATATAAAAACTAATAATCCAAACTCTCTTCAAGGAGACAGGATAGAAAACCCCGAATATATAGTAGAGAATAAATTGACACCAGATTATCTTCATTATATAACGAATCAAATAATGAAACCTATTATTCAATTATATGCTTTGTGTATCGATCAATTGCCAGGATATGATAAAGATGAAGAATATTGGCAAAATGTTGATAAAGAATTATTAACTAAACCGATGTATCAGGATAATATTCGTAGAAAAAACAGATTAGATAATTTAAAATTATTGAATGTTAAAGAGTTATTATTTGACAAGTATATTAACATATTAAGTGAACCAAAAGTTAAGAAAATATCTAAGTCAGTGAAGGCCAATAAGATTACTAATATTGAAACTGTAAATGATAATAAGAATATTATAGGAGAATGTGATGAGATTATTAGCACCGATAAGGAGAAGATGAAAAAACCTGATAAAAATATTGAAGATGGAACATTTAAAGTAGATATTAAAATTACTAAGAATATTAAGACAGGTGTTATCATTTCATCTGCTTATATTGGCGATGGAATATACAAAATATGGAAATATCAAAAAAATAATTGTAAGGATAAGAATAAAGAAGTAATAAATATTATAAGTAAAATCATTAATTATGATAAAAATAAGAAATATGTGATTACATTGAATAATAAGAAATTTATAACTGAATATAATACAGCAGTAGTATATTATAAGGATATAGAAAAATCGAAGGAAACTAATATATTAGATGATATATTCAATACTCAAAATATAGGAGACCTTAAAATCATTAATAATATTAGAAGATTTAAAGATATTATTGGTGATTATAAGATGTTCTCAATTGTCTCCAAATAAATATTTAATAATTGTAGCGGCTTTCTCCTTACCTACTCCATCTATTTTACATAATTCTTTAGTTTTATTTTCATTATTTATTAAACTCGTGATTAAAGTAGGCATATTTGGATATATCTTGGCAATATTCTTTGCTATTATATTTGAAATATGAGGAATCTGTGATAACTGCATAATATAACAGGTGTCAATATCAATATTATCTATTTTCTTTTTTTTTAATTTAATATGGTCTGTATAACATAATGTTTCATTTTCATTGCTATGAACATAAGTAAATTTTTTAGGATTTTCTATTATTTTAACTGCTATTGATAACAATAATGTGGCTGTTTCGCTAATTTTTTTTGTAAATAAAACCCTGATATTATCACGAAACATAGTATTTATATAAGCACCTTGAATAATTGATTTATTTGAATATATTTTAGAAGATATAACATCATCTTCTTCAATAATATATGATAATTGATATTTAGAATAACATGATAACATTCGCGCCTTCTGTTCTCTATATCTTCCATCATGTATAGAAGATATAAGATCTTTGACAGTTTTTCTTTCAAATATATATAGAATATCATTATATTTAATATGAATATCTCCAATATCTAATGTTTCTTTTATAATATCTATTTTATCCTTGTAAATATCTAAATCTCTGTCAAATATATCATTATATAATGATTCTTCACGAACATCAATAACAATAGTTAATTTATCATTCATTTATAATATATATTATTATATATTATTATATTTATATATTACAGATGTTAACAAATGAATAATTATTTAGATAAACTAATTGGGGATGATGAATTGCTTACATACATATGTTTAATACTAGCAATCTTTAATATATTATTAATATCTATGATTATAAATGATATAGAAAATTATTTTAGTATCTATATTTTTATATTATTTGTAGTACTTTTCTTAATATTTATAGTATATTTTTTATTGAAAAATAAAGATTCTAATAATAAAGAAGATGAAATAAAATATGACTGGTATTTTTATTTACGCATTAGCATAATAATTCTTGTATTTTTAAATTTTGCCCTATACATATACAAGATATCAAACGACTCTTCTATAGACCTCTCGAAAAATGGCGGCGGAGGCGCTTTTTCAAGACAAGGAACAAAGGTATCTTCAATACAATCAGAAACAGAAACAAATACTGACGATGATATAAATAAAAAAAAAAGATTACTAGTTAAAAAATTAAATGAAGAAACGGTAAGAAAAATAAGACTTGCGAGTGAAAAACAAGCATCGGAAGAGTATTATATAACTAAAGAAAATATAAGAAATCCAGAAATAATAAAAAAAAAAATAGCCGAATCAAAGAAATCATTAAAAGCCGAAATAGATGCAATAAAAGAAGAGAAAATACAAAAGAGAAATCAAATAATAGATGATGCGAGAAAAGATATAAGTCTAAGTAAAATATCAAAAAAATCATGGAAAACATCTCGAAATAATAGGGTGCATCCAATATAATACTTAATGAACACGATTTTAACTTGATTAGAAAAATAACAAAAATAAATAAAAAGTGATAGGATTTATAATATTATATACGATTTATAATATGGATTCATACGGACTTATAGAACCTGCGGGAATTGCTTTAACTAATGAAGAAATTATTATTCTTACTGAGAATTTTGCCAAAGATTATATGAAAAAATATGATGATTCGCATAGTTTTGACCACGCAATGAGAGTTAAAAATATAGCGACAATATTGGCATCGTCAGTAAATCTAAATGAAGAACAAATATTTATAATTCAATTGGCGGCACTTACACATGATATTAATGATAGTAAATATAATAATGGAGAAAATACACAAGAAGATATATTAAGAATTTTCTTTAATAATTTGATAAAAGATAAACAAGAACTTGAAAAAATTATATATATTGCGTGTAATGTAAGTTTATCTGTAGAATTAGCAAATAACAATGATATGTGTTTTATAGAATTAGATTGTGTTAGAGATGCGGATCGTATAGATTCATTAGGGTCGATGGGAATATCTAGATATTTTACATATGGTATTATAAAAAATCATAGTAATATTAAAAGTATTATAGAAAATATAGAAAATCGCACAAATATTTTGATGAATAATATAAAGACTGATATGGGTAAAAAAATAAGTAAAGATAAATATAAAATAATTAAAATGTTTATAGAAGATTATCATAATACTATGTTTTATCAATAGTTTTCATAGTTCTGTTTATAAACTTATTAATGATAGTTTTAAGAATTAACTTAGCATCATCGCATTTAATCTCTTTATTAATCTTATCAATTAGATATTCACTTTCGCGTTTAACATTCAATTTTTTAATATATTTATTTCTCTTTTTTTTCATAATAATATAATTTTGTAGCAAACTAATAGCTTCTTTCTTATCGACATTAACAATAATTATATAGTTATTATTAATAATATTATAAGTTAACATAATTAGATTAATATTATCCAATATTTTGTAATGTTTTTTATAATTACTAATAGAATTATCAAAACCATACTCGCTAATAATACTATTCATATCACTATTATTCATCAGTTTTATTTCTTCATTTACGTAAATTGATGTAATATTTTTTAATTTGAAATAATCTATATTGTTTAATTCGTTATTTAAATTCATTTTAGCAATAATATTTTTTGTAATATGTAATAATTTTTTATGATTATTTGCACTAATATTTAAAACATTTTTTGTATTTGCTTCAATAGAAAACATTTATTCTTAATTAAATATTAAGAAAGTAATTATCAATTTTTATAAATATTATATACAATTATCATAATCGCTTGTAAATGTTTTAACATATGTCGCAAAAGGACCTTTTTCGCATTCTCCTAATGATTTAAAATTGTAACTTTGCGGACATTCTTGTGTAAATTTTTTAGTAGTTTTTGCCTTTGATTGGTAATTAAATAATTCAAATGAATTTAATTGATTTTTAAAATTATCGCTAATACCATATTGAAATTCCCAATCGCCTTTATTATATATGGGTTTTTTATATATGCAACTTTTTTTACCAATAGACATTCCAGATAAAAGACTATTTTCTTTACCTTTAATATCTGCTATATTATCATTATAATAATGATGTCTATTACATAATTCCATATTAATATTAGCATCAAATAATGTTCGCTGATTATCTGTATAATTTTTAGATAATAAACTCATATTTTCACATGATATTTTAGAACTTAAATCTTTTAAATTATATTCTGTTAGTTTATTAGTATTATTTATTTCACTGTAATAATTATTCATAATTCTATTTATATTAAGATAGATTAAAATAATAAAATATATATTATATAGAAGATTTAATATTTTATGTTTTATAATTTGAATTTTGATAATAAAAAGAGCATTAATAATTTAATTTTAAGAGAAGATAATGTTACAATACTTTACTATTCAACCATGTGCGGATATTGTATTCAATTGAAACCTACATGGCATAAACTATGTAATAGCATAAAAAATAATAATAAAATAACTATAATTAATGTCGAATCAAACAATATTAAATATTTACGCGCTAAATATAAGAAAAATATAATGGGTTATCCTACGATAGTTAAGTTCAGCAAAGGAAAAAAAATAGAAGAGTATAGTGGCAATAGAATATATAATGATATGAAAAAGTTTGTTAAATAAAATTTACAAAAATAATTTAAGGATAAAAAGTAAATATAATATATAATGGATAATTTGAATATTGTAGATGATATTATTAATAATAATAACAATGAACCTACCACAGAAGAATTGGAAACTTTTAAAAATCTCGTAAATGATTGGTTTAAATATGACGACCAGATTAGAAAATTGAATATTGCTATGAAAGAACGCAAGAATTATCAAAGAGTTTTAAATAATAAAATAGAGGAGTTTATGTTTAATTATAAATATAATGACCTTAATACGCAACACGGGAGAATTAAAACAAATGTTAAAGAATGTAAAGTTCCTATCAAAATGAATGATATTAAAACGAAAATAATTAAATATAATGAATTGTCGGGAGAAGAATTGTTAAAAAAAATATTTGAAGAAGAACGTGAAATAGTAGTTAAAAAGAATATTAAGAGAATTATTCCCAAAGTATCACTTACTCTATAAATATATCATAATTATAAAAAACATTTGCAACAATTATTTTTATTAGTAATATTTCCTCTAATATTATCATATTCATATGATGTTGAATAATAAACATTTTTTAAATTGTATCTTATTATAAGACTTTCACAATCTAAACACGGACGAGAATATTTTAAAGGGTTATTAAAACTATTTGGACCTATTCTTACAACATATATATCACATTCATTAAGAATTCCCTTATATTTCTTATTTATTTTTGATATTGCCGACACTTCTGCGTGCATACTATTACCCTTTATATAATGATTATATCCCGATGATATAATTGTATCTTTATATACAATTATAGCACCATGTTTATGAGGATTACCAGGAGACTTTATGGCAATTTTTGCGGCAATATTCAAATAATTTCTTTGTTTTTCATTAGTATTTTTAACAATATTATCATCACCAATCTTATACTTTGGTATTCTTTTATTATTTTGAATACTCTTAGCATTTCTATCGTCTAACATTGAAATATTATTTTGATGTATATTATATAATATATATTTATATGTTTTATATCAATTTTTATATATTATATATCTATAATGATGTCTAATTAATAATAATATTTTCATTTAATTCTTGGTCATTTAATTCATGTTCATAACATAGATTGTGTACTTTTAGAGGTGCTATTCTTCCTACACGTTGTGCTCTTCCTATCGCTTGTTGTTTATCAGCGTCCATAGAGTGTAATATAATTACATCAGTGGCAATACTAATATCAATACCAGAACCAGCGTATTGTGTTGTTAATAAAATTACATTTGTATTACCATATTTAAAATTATTTAAAATATTCATCATTTGATTTGTATTACCTTTAAGACAAGCATGTGTAATATTATTAATTGTTAAAATCTCTGTTATTTTAGAAAATGCCGCATCAACACGACTAAATACGATAAATTTCCCCTTTTTATTATTTAGAATCAATTCAATTAATGTATCTTCTTTACTTAGAATACCTTTGCCAATACAATCTTTATTAGATTTTTTAGATACTTCTTCAATTTTTTCTGGAACAATAGCAGTTAAATTATCTGTACTTGTTATTTCACTTCGACAATTAGGGCATCTTTTAATATTATCGGCAGACGCATTATTATTATTTAATAAATTAATAATACAACTTCCACAAAATATATGAGTACAATCTAAAATTATTGGATGTGTGATATTGTCTAAACATATCGCACATGTTTTACTTTCAATTTCAGATATTCTTTCTGTCAAATCTTTAAGTTTTTCATTTAAATTAATAAGTTCTGTTTCTATAATCTTTAATTTATTTGATTTTACTTCTTCTGGAATATCTAGAAGAGTAATATAATCTTTTTCTTTATATTTATTTTGTATAGCCTTATTCATATCCGCACATATTAAATTAGCAATCCCTGTTTCTGTTTCATTTTTTCCACCTAATTCTTTAATAGCACCTGATATATCATTCGCATTAATTTTTTCAAGAACATTTTGATTGATATAATTTTTAATTACTTTTAAATATTTGGACATTTTACATAAATAAAATCTTTCAACTATTTGAGGTATATCAAAACTCTCTTTAACAAAATCCTTATTACATTTTACTAAAATAAAATTTAAATAATCTTCTTTTATGAACTCCTTAATATTATGATGCAATGAAATAGAAGACGAATAAATACGATCACAGATATTCAAATATGTTCCGCTAATTAACCAAAGATATAAATATGAAAGTGTTTCTATTTTATTAATAATATCGTGACATTCATCTACGATAACACGTTTCCAATTATAAATATACGAGGAATGTTTTAGTTCTTTATATAATGATGAATAATAAGGATCATAATATTTAAACAATATGGACAGCGTAGTATTTTTAATAAGAATTACGTCATATTGATTAAAATAATTGATAATTTCATCGCAATTTTTATCATATGATGGCATATGCTTATTAATAAAATTCAAATTTTCAACAGCCAAATATTTTAAATTAGTGCTTTCTTTTAGTGTCCTTTCCCATTGAACATAAACTGGTCCGCGAGGAACTATAATTAGCGTAGAATTAATTATTTTCTTTAAACTCGCTATATTTTTATTTTTAGAACTAAGTTTAAAATAATTATAAGCCTTTGAACTATGATAACTAATTATTTTTTCATTGTTGATTTTAATATTATCAAGATTGTTATGGGCGACAATTGATAACGCAGTCAACGTTTTGCCATACCCTACAATATCTCCCAAAATACCTATATTTGATTCAACTTCTTCTCCGCTAGCATATACTATCTTTCTATGATTTTCCATCATTATCGCTTTATATAAACATGCTAATTGATGAGGTTTTAATTGTTTTTTAATCTTAGTAGGTTGAATACATCTATAAGAATTAGAATCTAATTCAATATTATATATGAGATTATCATAGTTATAATCAGACATTTATACGTATATTATATTATAATATACAAATATATTTTATATACATTTATAAATGTCAGTAAAATGATATAAGAAATAATTTCAAATATTAAATATAATGAGCGAAGAAACTATTATAAAAGATGCTATAATAAATGTAGATAATACAGAAACTAAATATGATACGACGAATGAGAAGAATATTTTAAATGAAAAAGATAAGGGTGTTAATGATATTAAAATGACACGTATTATATTTGCTTTACCTGGTGATAATTTTAGTTCAAAGTTTCTAATTTCGTGGACATCTACAATAAGTAAAATTATGGAAATGCGAAAATATGATATTTTGATTTCTCCAGCAACCGGTTCGTTTGTTTCATTTGTTAGAATGAAAACCTTAGGACTTGATACATTGCGAGGAGAAACACAAAAACCATTTAATAATCAAGATTTTGATATATGGATTACTATTGATAGTGATATAATATTTACCCCTGAACAAGTTATTGAATTAATTGAATCAACAGAACATCATCCTGTAGTTGCTGGTATGTATAGAATGTCTGATTTAATAAATTATGCCTTTGTTAAAGACTGGGATATAAATCATTTTAAAGAAAATGGTACATTTAAGTTTAGTACTCCTGAAGAAATAGAAGTATGGAAAAAAGAAACATCATTTAAATATTATCCTGTTGCTTATACTGGAATGGGTTTTATGGCTATTAAAAAAGAGGTTTTTGATAAAATGCAATATCCATATTTTGATTCTGAAATAAATGTAATTGTTGCTGATGATGGAAAAATTATAAGAGATATTTGTAGCGAAGATGTAGCATTTTCTAAAAATATTATTAAAGCGGGCTATCAAATAATGATAAATACTGATATTCGGGTAGGACACTTAAAACAACTTGTTATTTAAAATATTATTTAAAAATATAGAATATAATGAGTATTGTTTTTTCATTAATAGAATATGCCAATGGTTATTATCCACTTTTATTTCTTATAATATATATATTATATTATTTAATATCTAACTCTTTCGTATTTATAATATTAATCTTAATAGGAATTTTAATAGGTTTCTATATAACATATAGATACCGAGAGAATTTATTATATTATTATTCTTATTTATAATTTTATATTATTAAAAATATTATTTAATATACTATTTAATTTATTATTTTTTTTAATATTTGCAGCATTATTAGTATTTTTCATTTTATTTCCTTGCTTTCTTGCTCCTCCTTTACTGTTTATTTTACGTTGTTCTTTTAATTCTTCATCATCTGGTAGCGCTTTTTCTTCATCATCTGGTAGCGCTTTTTCTTCATCATATTGTAGCACTTTTACTTCATCATCTGGTAGCGCGTTTACTTCATCATAAGTTTGTTCTTTTAATCTTTCATTTTCTAATCTTTCGTTTTCTAATCTTTCATTTTCTAATCTTTCATTTTCTAATCTTTCGTTTTCTAATCTTTCGTTTTCTAATCTTTCATTTTCTAATCTTTCATTTTCTAATCTTTCGTTTTCTAATCTTTCATTTTCTAATCTTTCGTTTTCTAATCTTTCATTTTCTAATCTTTCATTTTCTAATCTTTCATTTTCTAATCTTTCGGTATTAATAGATTCTTTATCTTTTTCTTGTTCAAATTTTTCAGGTTTATTATTATTTTGTGAAAAAAAAGATGGAAAATACGAATATTCTTCTGTTGGTTGTGCTGGTTGTACAGGTTGTGCTGGTTGATAAGGTTGAGCGGGTTGATAAGTTTGATCAGGTTGATAAGTTTGAGCAGGTTGTGCTGGTTGATAAGGTTGTGCGGGTCTATTATCTATAATAGGTTGCGTTGGTAAATTTCTATTTATTTCTTGAACGGATGGGTAAGATGAATAATAATAATATACAAATGAAGCACATATAATTAAAAATATAAAAATACCTATTCCTATCAAAACCCATTTAAATTTTCCTATTATATCATCTTTATCATCTTTATCATTTTTATCATCTTTATCATTTTTATCATCTTTATCATCTTTATCATCTTTATCATCTTTATCATCTTTATCATCTTTATCATCTTTATCATCTTTATCATCTTTAGTTTTTGATTTGCTTATATTTGCTAATTTATCTTCTTCATTT